ACAGTTTACAATGTAAAGATTTTTCTAAATCTAAGAATAGAATGCTCTATAAATATACATTTGAACTACAAAGAAAAACTGAAGAATTAAATAAATGGTTTGTAGATGTTAAAAAAGAACAAATAATTAATAAAAAGTAAATGAAAAATGAAGAAAAATAAAGAAATATTAAAAAATTTATTTTACGTCATTAACTTTCTTTATTTTGCCAGGGATAATTTTTCATTGATAAAAAATAAAAAACTAAAAGAAAAAAAATTAAAACAAATTTCTATGTTAGAAGATTGGTCATCAGATTTGAAAATATAAATTAAGTTTGGGTCACTCATATTTAATTACGTAAACATATTATAAATAAACTTTGAAATCGTTATAATTCTTATGTTTTTTCAATATCCCTTTCGCATGTTCTGCAAATAATTTTCTACTAACAAACCATAAAGGACTAGTATAATGATTTACTATCCATTTAGCCTTAACCTGAAAAAAAATTAAATAATCCGCGCTTTCACATGAATATAAAAATTTTTCCCCTAAAGCACTTAAGACTAATTTTACTCTCCAGTCCTCATTCATCGGGTGAAAGTCTTCTTTACATATACATTGAAAACCTAATCTTTGGTAATGCGTTGCATCAGCTTTAGCTGAGTCTGGAGCTAAAAGAGTTTCGTTATTTAACGCAACTTCAATATCCTTTTTTTTAAATAAGGGCATTCCATGCTTTTTAATTAATTCAGGTGTAATTTTTTTTTCATCAATCTCCCATGGCATAATTTATCTATCTCCAAATATTAAGCCTAATAAGCATCCAAATATATATATCCCCAAGATAATTCTTACTAAAATGTTATCGAAATAAAATATTCCAACAATGCCAATAACTCCAAATATTAAATATTTACCAGGAAATACATGTCCGTATTTTGGACTGTACCAAATCTTTTTTTTATCGTTTTTATCTTCCATTTCTTCTTAAAAACTTTTCTCTTTTTCAAATAAAAGAATTTGTTATTTCAGCTTGTCTTAATATTACCAATAATTATATTAGCATGAAATTCTGTTACCCCTAACGCTACAATCTTCAACAATGCTTTCAACATTATACCTAAAAGAATTAATATCATAAGTATCATGACTATGTCTTTCTCTAGCTTTGGCTTCAGTTATGAGACTAAAATTTCCACCATAAAGATTATAAAGTTGAATATTTATACCTAGTAACAATAAAGCTATTATTGATAATAAAGTTTTTAAAGTTTTATTCATAATTACTCCTAAGTCTGTTGGATTAAAAAAATATTTTAACAAATTAATTGATGTATAAAAACATAAAAAAAACTACGCCCACTCCCCAAAAATAATCCTAAGAAAAAATCCGACACACCCATCGCATAGTAGGAAACAAATAATTCCCCCCTTACTGGTTAATTTTTAGTTGTCACACTGGTGTCACAAAAAGATTGCTTGAGATGTTAATTTTTATTAATTTGCAGATGATAGTGCAGTGGCCAAAATGAAGTTCCTCAAGAGGAACACAAGGTTTGGTAGCGGGAGCCAGAATTGAACTGGCGACCTCAGGCTTATGAGTCGAAGCCGGACCTTGCGAACATCATTGGTTTGATTGATGTTATCCTCAAGGCAACAACTCTTGTCACAGCCCTGTCACACTAACAGGAGAAAAATATGGCTTCAATAAGAAAACGTCAAGGTAAGTATCAAGTGCAGGTGCGCATTCAGAAAAATATATTCGTCATAGTGTTAAGGTAGTAGTTCCAGTAAGCTTCCAGTAATCCCTCAGTAGCTTCCTGTAAATTCCAGTGAGTTCCCCTTGGTATATACTTTAGTTTGAACTATAGTTGAACTATAGTTGTACTATAGTTGTACTATAGTTACTACTTACTACTACTTCTTATAGTAAGAACTATAGTTGTACTATAGTTGTACTATAGTTTTAATATAGTTTTACTATAGTTGAACTATAGTTGTACTATAGTTCAATTATAGTTGTAATTAAAGAAGTGGTAGTAGATGAAACTTCTTATAGAAGGTACTATAGTTCAACTATAGACCTATAATTTTTAATGAGTTTGGGTCTTGTGTTGTCTTATGAGGTGTGTGTTTTTTAATTAATAGGTTGCACTTTAGGAGTTCCATAGCAAAAAAGTTTGATTTAAACGCATTTAGAGCTATCGAGTTGCCTTTGGTACATACCTTACTACCCCTGTTATTTTAATTTATGAATATTTAATCCAACTAGAATTATGAGAATTGATACCCCAATATTTTTCTAATTGTATATTAAAGTCTTCTTCTTTCTTTTGCTTATAAGATAAATCTTGGTCTTTTGCTAATTGCTGTAACCAGTAATGACAAGCCATTTGCAAAGCATCTATTCTGTCATCTACTATTAAATTATTAACTCCAATTTGTAATCTACTTATCTGATAAAATAATTGATACCTCAATGCTTGTTCAGCAGAATACAAATCATTTGTAGTTTCATAATCTTTTCTAATAACATTTGTATCTATAATTATCCTATGTTGAGACATCAAAGGTTCTAATGTGTCTAAAATTCTTCTATGCTTATTTGAAGTTTGTCTAATTAATTCTGTAGAACAAGGATAATCTTTTATTAAATAAGGTTTAAGTAATGCTTCAAACATTCCTTGACCAAAGTTATCTTCAATTAATATTTTATTAACTTTATTCTTTTTAGCTATTTGAGTTAATTTATCTAAAACATATTCTGTGTAACCTGCATTAAATCCACCAACATCAATTAAATAAATATTTCCATTTAAGAATTTAGTAACCGCATAAGCAGTTTCATCTTTACCTTTTCCACTTGGGTCAATACTCATCACACAACCTGTGTAATCAATCCAATCTCCTTGAACTTGCATAGGTCTATAGAAGCCATCACCTTGCAAACCTACACAAGGAATATCATTATATTTTAATTCAGGAGAAGAAGCCCAAATAACTTTCTGTGGAGCTTTCTCTTGATTTAAAGTCATTACTGAAAAGTCTGATAACTTTAATGGATATTTATTTAAGTCAGATAGAGTTGTGTCTAATTGAAATTGTAAATTAAAACCAAGTCTTCCATAACTTGCTTCTCTTTCAAGTAAATCTTGTTCATCAAATCTTAATGGGTCAGTTGCTTTACCAACTAAATCAGAGTTCCAAGTATTAGAAATAATTGGAGCTAAATTAGAACCATAAGATTTTAACTGTGTTTCAGTTGGATATCTAGCACACCAATATCTTATCTTATAACCTCTTTCTTGAAGTTTATTATAAATACTAAATTCGTTTTGTGGTGTTCCTAAAAATATAATTCTAGAGGTATCTTCAGGTTTGATAATAGCTTCAAACTCTTTTATAGCTTCAGAAAGTTTATCTCTCATAAACTGTGTTTGAGTATTTCCTGAAGTTTCAATATCATCTGCAACAACAATGTCTGCTCTTGAACCTGTAAGCTGACTTGTAATTCCTAAACTTTTAACAGAAGGTTGATGGGAAGCTCCTGCTGGTGCTACATCAAAACTTATCTTACTTTGTCTTTGATTATCCTTTGGAAAAAGGTGCTGTAATATTGACATTTCTGACAATAAACGTAGACAAAACGTACTAAAATCATCTGCTCTATTTTTAGATGCAGAAACAACTAAGATATTTAGTTGTGGGTTTAAAAGTAGTTTCCACAATACAAAAGCTGAAGTTATCCAACTTTTACCTACTCCTCTAAAAGCACTGACAATAGTTCTTTGAGAACCTGTCGCAATATATTTTGCAATGTCGTACTGAATTTTAGTTGGTTCAGGAAGATTAAGATGCTTCCAAGTTAAATATAAAAAATTTCTAAAATCTTTTAATTTTTCATTTAACATAATTTTTTTTATTTTTTTAAAAAAGCATTATTTTCATTTTTAACAAAGATAGTTCTTTTTAATTACAATGACTTATTCACTTGTGGATAATTACAAAACCATTTTACTAGCTTCTAGACGATTTTGAAAAAGTGCGTGTGGTAAAATACTATTAATTAAATTTTTTTATTAAATAAAAAGTTTGATTACTTTAAGGGTTAATAAGTATCGTTAAAGTATTAAATAATAAAAAGTAAAAAAAGTTAATTTAGCTCTTTAACATTGTAGGTGAATAAAATGACAAGTGTGTTTCGTACTTGTTAAAGAGAAAACTTTTAACAAAGGAAAAATACAAATGACAAACAAAATAAAATATACTGGAGAAGAACTAGCTCCAAACTGGTGTGAAGACCGACAAGGTTGGTATGATTGGTTTGAGGCATTTGCTTCCAAGTATAAAAAAGAAAGTCGTAACTCTTTCTCAATAGTTTATCCTGAAGTAGTGAAGTTGCTTCAAGAAAATTATTCTAATCCTTCTAAAAGAGTAAAAGGAATAGGTCGTAGAGTTATGATTGGTTTGATAAAAGAAAAACTTCCTGAAATTAATTCAGGTAGAATTTCAAGAGCAATTAATAAATGTTTGCAATTGCAAATTATTCAATTGCACCATCAGACTACAACTAGAAAGTTGTTAATCAAAGGTCAGTACTGGAAGAACCACGTAAAGGAGAACTAGAATGAATAAATTTACTCAAGCTAGATTTCCAATTTGGGACTTACCAATGAGTGAAAGATTAATGTACTGTAAATCTGAAACTCTTAAATTTGGTCTTTCATTAACTAATGAACAAGCCAAACAATATTACAATGAAATGTATAATTGTGAGGTTTGGAAAAACGACCTTTACGAAGTTAGAGTTTTTCGTGGAAGCCAAGCTGATTGGTTAGTTCACGAGAAACATTGGAAAGGTTCTATGGATTATCTTTCAATCAAACGAATTGATAAAAAAGCAATTCACGATTGGAGACATCTTCAACTAATTAAGAATGAATTAGTCTGTGAAAGAAGAGAAGCCATAGAACTTTATCCAAGAGAAAGTAGATTAATGGATACTGCAAATCAGTATCATTTATTTGTCTTTCCAATTGATTACTCCATACCTTTAGGTTGGTTTAATCGTAATGTTAATTATGAAAGCCAAGAAGGTGGATTAAATAAAGGTGGTCAAAGAGGTCTAGAAATATAACTAATTAGCTAATTTAATAGTCTCTTTAAATGGCAGTTCATCTAATAAAGATTTAAGTGGACTGCCTTCCACTGGAATAGCATCTATCCCATTATCCTTTAAAAGTTGTCTAGCCACATTTAATTCACTTGCAGTAACATCAGGAGATTTAATCTTCTCTAATAATACTTCGCAAAGTTTTTCATGTAACTCTTTTAACTTTTCTGACATTATTTTTTAGGAAATCCTTCTTGCATATTTTTGTATGCTTCAGGACTTATTGTAGATTTCTTTTTACTTCTTGATATTCCTAATTTTTTCCTACGATTAATATTTGCGTATAATCCTTTTTTTTTCATGTTATTATTTTTGTTTATGTTTGTTTGCAAAAGCTCTCGCACTTTCTTTAGAGCGAAAGCCCCATTTTCGGAGTGCTAAAGCCAACCTTGTTGGATTGCCTTTTTCATCTTTCATTGCCCCCTTCATTCCAGCAAATCTTCCTGCGAATGAAATTCGTCTAGGATTTACTCCTGACTTTAAAGGTATTTTAAGATTAGCTCCTGTGGTTCGTTTATAGTAAGCACGACCAGCTTCATTCAGACCCCCTTTCGGGTTCTGATATATTTTTTTAACCATTTAATTATTTTTTAAAATAATCTAAAATCATAACTATTGTTGCAACTAAGCCAGAAATAAAAATTATTACTGCTAATGTTCCTTTAGATTTATTCATAAAAACTTTTAACTCCTCAACATCTTTTTTTAAATTTCTTATTTCAGAAATTAAAATATCAAA